AATGATAGATTTTATAAAAAACAATATAAGTCAGTTTCCTGAATACAATACAAATTCAGGTGCAGACGTATCTCCTGATTCTAATGGTTATAGTTATCAAGGTATGAATTTAGAAAGACCTAATGCACAAGGTAACAAGATAACATTAAGAGATTTTCTAACTCCTGATTTAACATAATGAAGAAAAGATATAAAGTTAAAGAAGTTAATAAAACTAAATTAAAATCATATTTAAAAAATGCCAATACAAAAAGCAGCACAAGACACAGTAGAAATATTAGCAGTAAATAGCACTATACTGAGTATTACTACTTTTACAAATTTAGAACTAGCTTTAAAAATTGTTCTGCTAGTGGTATCAATTTTATATACGATTGATAAATGGTATAGTCAAAAAAAGAAGAATGGCAAAAAATAAAATATACACAGTAGTTAAAAAAACACGCACTAAACGTAAAGGAGTACACTCAAAAAATGCTTCCAAATCCCAAAATGCTTTTAAAAAACAATCAAGAGGACAAGGTAAATCTTAAACTTGTCCGAGAGATATGTACTGATAAATCTACTATAGGTAGGTTATATCTTAATGAAGAATATGTATGTGATACTTTAGAGAATCCATATATAAACAATGAACGTAACATAAGTTGTATACCTACTGGTAATTATGATGTAAGGTTGCGTTTAGCGAGAGAGAGTGCTACAAGAGATTATTTACATCTTTTAGTACAAGAAGTACCTAATAGAAGTTATATACTGTTTCATAGAGGTAATACTGCTAAAGATACGTTAGGTTGTATTCTAGTAGGAACGCATAATGAACAAGACTTTGTTAGTAATTCTAAAGATGCTATGGATTTATTAATAAGTGAAATACTTAAATTAGGTGGCGAGAATATTAAATTATCAATTAATAAAAAATAAAATGAAAAATTATTTAATCTTAACAATGTTAAAATCAAAAAAAGTATGGTACACAATAGCTGCAATCATTGTACCATTTATAGCAAGAAGTTTAGGAGTAGATGAAATACACGTTAGCGAAATCTTTTGGTCAATCTTAGCACTACTAGGTGTTACTGGACTTCAAGACTTTGGTAAAGAAGCAAAATAAATTGTCCTTAAAAGGAAAAAGACTAAGACTGTCCTCTGAAGAAGTTGAGTTAATCAACGAGTTCAGGGGGCAAAACTTAGATAACATAAATGGTAATACTGCTCTTGATCTACATATAAAAGAAAGAGGTATATCTAAAAAAGACATTGTTAGTGTTAAGCATTGGCAAAGTATGTCAGGAGAACTAAGGTTTTCTATAGTTACAAAAGAAAATTATGGTGTAGAGCAAAACGAATTGCTTGAAGATATTAAAAACTTAATAGATAACCACGCACCTACATATCCAAAAATTAAAAGAACTAAGGGAGAACACCTATTAGTTATAAATCCTGCTGACATTCATATAGGTAAACTTGCAGTAGCATTAGAAACTGGAGATGAGTATAATAGTGAGATTGCTTGTAAAAGAGTATTAGAGGGTGTTACAGGGCTTTTAAGCAAGTCTAAAGGGTTTAGTATAGACAGAGTGTTATTTTGCGTAGGTAACGATATATTGCATATTGACAACGTATATAATCAAACTACGGCAGGTACAAGACAAGATGTTAATGGTAAATGGTGGCAACACTTTGAATTAGCTTTAGATTTATATGTTAAATGCGTAGAAATACTTAGAGAGGTTGCACCAGTTGATGTTGTTCATTCTATGTCTAACCACGATTATCAGTCAGGGTTTCACTTAGCACACGCACTTAAAAGTTGGTTTAGAAATGCTAAAGATGTTACATTTGATATTAGTGTAGCACATAGAAAGTATTATAAGTACGGATCAAACTTAATAGGTTTAGAACACGGAGATGGTGCAAAAATGGATAATCTTCCTATGCTTATGGCAAATGAAAAACCAAATGATTGGTCTAATACTAAATATAGATATTGGTATTTACATCACTTACATCACAAAGTTAAATACAAGTGGAGAGATGCAAAAGATTTTATAGGTGTTACTGTAGAATATATGCGTTCTCCAAGTGGTACTGATAGTTGGCATAGCAGAAAAGGTTTTACTGGAGTTTTAAAAGCAGTAGAGGGTTTTATACATTCAAAAGAATCAGGACAAATTGCAAGATTAGTACACTACTTCTAATATACTAAAAATCAACACCTTACATATATTAACATTCTAATTGTTAATAACTTATTTAATTACTTTGTTAATTCTAAAGTTAATTAATTGTATATTTGTGCTATAATCAATAAATAATAATATTTTGAAAACACAGTATAAAGTAATTAATAGAGAAAACAGAAACGAATATACCTTAAATGCAGAAGAACTATCTAAGTTCTTTAAGAAACAATTAATAAGAGATTATGCAATATCACGCATACCATCTAAAAAAGAAACTTGGTTAGAAGCATTAGGTTTATCTTGTTTAGGTTTAGCTTTTATAATATGTATGACTAAAATTATTACACAATGGTTATAGATAGAATACCTACACCTACTCCCTTAACTGACGAAGAATATGCACAGTTACAAATTCAACACGAATTAGAAAGACAAAAAAGACTACTGACTTATGATAATACTAAGGTAGAAGCTAAGCTAGTATACTATGAAGGTTGGATAGCAACAACAGGAACTCACTCTGTATTAGAAAAATTTTCTTCTAAATTTGCAGATATAAAAAGAGGTTGGAACTCTGTTGTAATGATAGGAACTGAAAGACAAAGATGTGCAGATGATACAGTAGATAATATTACTGGAACTGAATCTTTAAATCTTACAGATGATATGTTAGAAGCATATAAAGAAAACAATAATCAATTAATAATTTTAAAATAATAAATATGAAAACGAGTAAAATCAAAACTGTAGTTAGTATAAAACCACATAAAAATAGTTATGGCGAAACCTTTTACCATAATTTAGAAATGGAAAATGGAGATAAGATTAACATAGGTAAAAAGAAAGAGCAACAAGTAGGTTGGGAATTAACTTATGAAATAACAGAACAAGGACAACAAGAGTATAATAAAGCTAAAGCAGTTGCACCTGAATCTTTTAATAAATCTAATAACTATACACCATCTAATTCCTCTAATGATGACAGGCAATTACTTATTGTAAAACAGTCAAGTATAAAAGCAGCAGTTGAATTTGATAATCAATGTACTATTGAAGATATGTTAAAAAATGCTGAAATAATTAAGGACTGGGTTATGGGTACTGATGTGCAAAAGAAAGTAGATAAAGTTGCTAAAGCTTTCAACGATAAGTTTGCAGATGAATCTGATGACTTACCATTTTAATTATGACAGATAGAGAAAAATTTGAAACCATTTGCAACCTTACTACTCAAACAGTAGGGTTGCAACAAGGTTCTTTAGCTTATAAGACTAGAAAGCAAAAGATATTAGTTCCTAGAATGGTAGCTACTGTAATAGGTAGAATAAGTAAAGACATACATCCTACTATAATTGCAGATATAATTAATAAGGATCGTACTTCTGTAATACATTATATGAAATATCACAAATCTAATTATGCAAGTTTTCCAATATATAGAGATACTTTTAATAAAGTTTGGAAAGCATATAATGAACTAGAAAAGATAAAGATAGTATTTGCAGATAAAGAACAAATGATAAGACATTTAATAGATGCAGGTATTAAGATTGTTGCTAAACCACAAGTAAAGATTAAAGTATTATGTGGTAAGTATAAATATTTAGTGCCTACTACCTATTTGGATTTCTCAAATAATATTGATATAATTAAAAACTCATTAAAACATTATGATTACTCATACGACATTATAACAATATGAAAGAATTATTAAGTAGTACTGCATTTTTAGTAGTAAACAAAACATTAGCTAAGAACATAGGATTAAAAGAAACAGTCTTACTAGCTGACCTTATAAGTAAAGAAGAATACTTTATTAATAATGGAATGACTAATGGTTGGTTTTTTAATACAGAAGCTAACATACAGAAAGATACTACACTAACTCCATACCAACAGAGAAAAGCTATTAAAACTCTTAAAGAGCATAATATAATAGAAACTAAACGTATGGGAGTACCTGCTAAACAACACTTTAAGATAAATGAAGAACAAGTTGTGAAGTTTCTTAACAACAAGTTATTAAGTAAGTCAACAACTATTAATAATAATAAAGAAATAACATTAAATAATAAATTATCTATAAAAGAAAAATTTGAAAATTTAGTTATGTTTTTTGATTATCCTAAAGAAATGAAATTAGACTTTATTAATTACTGGACAGAAAAAAGTTCTGATAGATCAAATGCTAAGATGAGGTA